AACATAAAGGTACCACCTGGACGCAATACTTTAAATACTTCCATTAACCAAAGTTTAATAGTGTCCAAGCTCTTGTAGTTTAAGTAATTCCAGCAAAGTGCAAAGCCAATTTGTCCTTGTGGTAAGCAAGACAAGTCAATGCTGTTTACATGGTATGTACGCAAACGCTGTTGATATTCTGGTGTAAAGCTATCTAGTGTATCTTGAATCAATACTTGGTTTGGATCTACTAAGTAGAATGGGTCTAGTGCAACCATTAGCTTAGTTAGCTCTTGGTTTTGCAATCCAATTTCTAGTCCAGGATATTTCCAATCCATGTACAGTTCAATACGTTGCTTAACCACATCATATACTTCAGGAGTCATAGTAAGCTGACGTCCAAAGCGAACGTTGGTGTTTTGGTCAATGCTAGTTTCTATATCGTAGTTGCTAACAAAGAACTTGGCCGCCACTGTAGCAATATCTTTTTCTAACTGTTCGCGAGTTTCCTTAATGCGTTGGTTATTTGCATTAGTGTGCTCGATTACACTCTTATAGTGTGCGATAGTTTCGTCTAAGAATTGTTTGTACTCAGGGTCTAAGTTATGATCCAACTTAGACAAGTGAAAGCACAATGCGTTAACTTCTTGTTCAATGCCAGCGGTACTTAACTCAACTTTAAGTCGTTCTCTAAACTCCACAAGTTGTTTTAAAGTCATTGGCATAGTTATTCCCAACTAAACAATGTGTCAAATGTAGTTTTAATATCTGTAGATCCAGCAATATCCCAGTTAAGCACACCCAGCAAGTTTTCAACTTTCTGGTCAACAATACCCGCTTCCATTAAGTCTTGGTCAAACGGAAGTTCCTTGAACCAAGCAGGAATGTGTTGCTCATCTGTTGGGTAACCAATTGATGTATAACCAAGTGGATTATCCTTTAGCTTACATACAATAGTTTTCATACCATCAACAATAGCCATAGAATAGTTATCGCCCATCATACGCTTTAAGTTATTCCAGTTCATAGCGGCACGAACGTGGCCTGGCATATTTGCTTTGCCTAGACGTGCTTCGTCTGCTGTGTACTTGGTTAAGTTGTTTACACGCTTAGGTGTACCTTTTTCCCAAGCAGGGCGTTGTTGGAACAAGATCTTAAAGTCACGTACTTTGTCAATGACATTTTGTCTAATGTCGCCTGTACCAGTTAGCACTTCCATTAAGATTTCGCTTAGGAACTCTTGTACAACCTTAGGAGTATCACTACGCTTAAGGTCCAAGCCCATGGCTTTAACTTTGCCTGGTTTGCCCATTACGTCAAGTCTAGTTCCTTCGTTATCGTAAATCAACACCGCATAACGCTTCTTCTTGATAAACAAGCCTTTACTTGCTACAAGTTCTCGACCTGCGGCAATAATAGCACCCATGTCTCTTGGGCAGTGACAAGCACGTTCCATAAATGCAGGGAACGATTCGTTTACGCTGTCTGCAATAGTATCGTAGAGCTGAACGCAGATATCTTTGTTCCACTCCATTCGACCAGCTTCTACTTCTTCTTTGATCGCCGGCCACGCACTAAAGTAGACCGAATCCGTGTCGCCATATATGATACTTTGTCCAACGTGGTCGTAAGAGCCCGTAATTGCCTCGTTGACAAACGAGTCCATGTGTTTTGCGATAATGCGGCCTGTAAGTGTAGTGCTTTGCCCAATACGCTGGTCGAAGAACCTACACCCCGGATTAAGGATGGCACCGTAAAGCGAATTGAGGTTAATTTTCTTGACGAGCTGGCGTTTGTCCCAGAATGCTTTGTCTTCAGGTGTTTCTGAGGCTTTCTTTTTAGCTTGGAGTTCTTTTCGTTCTGCATACCAACGTTCTAGTAGTCCCGGGACTACCCCTTTCACATTATATTTAAATATAGTACCATTGGCACTTAATGTCCAAGGTTGGTTACTGTCAAAAATCATATGCCAAACTTCAGCCGCACTATGGACAGTACTAGTGCCTTCTCCTTCCCAATCGATGGTAATTTCTGTACCAGGTTCCATGTTCATAACTGCTTGATACTCTAGTGTACCAAACATGTTTTCCCAGGCATCAGCAAAAGACGAACCATTGGCCATCTTTTCCTTGATGTAGTGATCGGTCATTACTGTGCGGAGTTGTCCGATGATCGTTTCTGGGCCCATGTTAAGGGCTCTAATAGTCGAGGGATAGAGCGAGTTGAGGTCAATGGCTCCGATGTATTCGTGGATCCCTTTTTTGGGATAAGCAACATAGGCACCTGCGGCTTGCGTTTGGGCGTCATCATCGTATCTCTTTCTATTTGGTACAACCATGCCCCGGCCGTGGGCTTCATTGATAATAGCCTGCTCTGTAACTGCAACCGCCCCCATGGTGGTTTGCAATAACACAGTATTGTCGTGTGCAAGTTCGTTAGCAAGATCTAAGAAACGCAACTTCTTGTCTAGCTTGGCTAGCAACATAGTATCTTGTCGGTTATAGTCGATAAACTTAGGAAAGTCTTTGTTATATAATTGATCCAACGTACCTTCGTATGCAACTTTACTACCGCACTCTTCGTACTCACCGATAGCGTCCAATGAATAACTATGACGTTCTTCATAAGTGTATTTGCGGTACAGTTGCATATAGTCCATATGCACACGACCAATTAAGTCAAATGTAAGATTCTCTGCACCAAAGCGTTCGAATGTACGTTGCTTGGGGAACTGTCCCCACAGGCATAGTCTGCGGGTATCGTCTTTGCTTAATACACGATTGATACGCATAGTGGTGTATGGGATATCGAAACCCTCTGAGTTCCAGCCACTTAAAATATCTGCATCTTCAATTAAGTCAAGGAAAGTATTCAGCATATCTGCTTCTCGTTCAAACAAGAAACAGTTTTCGTATTGACTGCAAATTTCCTGTGCCGATTCCCACGAGTAGCTCTTCGGTGGAACCACAAGCGTGACTAACTTATCCATCCAGTCTAGATAGATTGAAAATGCAGTAATTGGATTAAAGGGATCTTCTGGTTTGCTATAGCCTCGTAGTGGATCAAAGTCCACCTCAATATCGAAAAAGGCTGTTTGCAGTTTTGGGGAATTAGCACCTAAGTAGTTTTCTTCCAAGCATCGGAAAATAGGATTAATATCCGATTCCCAAATTCGCTTGTTGCTATTGATGCGTAGTTCTTTGTGGTACTCTTTGCTGTTACGAGTACTAAAGCGTGACACAGGCGTGTCGTAAATTGTGCGGAACTTGCCGCGGGGATCGTCGTAGTAGAATGTATAATTGGCAGGGTACTCTCGGTACACTCTTTCGCCGTCAACACGTTCTACAACGTGAATGCGATCTTTATCTCTGTCAAACAGAGCGTCAACGTAACTCATATCTCTCCTGTGTGTAACTTAGAGCTTACACTTACTCTACATGCCCGTGAGTGGGCGAGGCTTAATGATTAACAATATAGCGTATTAAACCTACGCTGTCAATAGTAATCAAGAATATATAATTAGCTAGTAAACCAAAACTACCGCGTGTCCAACAGGTCCATGCACTGGCAAAACATCCGGAGATAAAAATGCTGTACAATGGAACAGTTGGAACATCAGGTACAGTAATGGCGAATATAATTGCACTGATTACACTACATGCCCAAGCAAAAACTTCTGCACAGAATCGCAAAGGCCATTCTGTAAAGTCTCGCTTAATATAAGCCCATGTACTGTAAACCCATTCGCCAAATTGAAACATTAGAGTGTGCGTCCTACTGTTTCAAGAATTGTATTCAATTCTTCGTGATCTGCATTAGTGTCTGTTAGCTTAGACTTCTGTGCAATTTTTACAGCCTTCTTTAGGATAGCTGGTTTAATTTCCATTTCTTCAGCAATAGCTTTAATGGTATCGTTAAGGCCGGCATTAAGATCTTCGATCTCTTGTAGTACGCTGACGCCTTCGTTAATGATTTGTGTTAGTTTGGCTTTTTGTTCGCCGCTAAACATACGTGGACCTGACATAATATCTCCTAGTAGAAAAACATATTGTATAGATACTTAGTGAAAAAAGCAAGAGCACAAAAGGAAAAATGCTCACTTTAGAATACCATTCCGGGGCACGACTCCCATAATATTCTGCCCAGCAGCCGGGCAACCCATTAGTAACGATAACGTCCTAAGGTAGGGTGTTCTATTTAAACTGGTGAATAAGGATTCTTAGGCGTATCGTAGCCATCATCCTCTGGATATACAGGGTAGTCCATATTACTTGTTTAGAAGTTGGCCTAGTTTAACACGAGCTTCTGCAAAACTAGGAGCTTGGATTTTGTATTCGGTATAGATTGGTGTACCGTCTGGCTTGGTACCTGTTTGGATATTAAAGATATGTTCTTGCATAATAGATCCTTACTTGATACCATAACCTGCATGACGCATTTCCATCATACACTTATCAATATCTGTGTCAGTTGCTTTAGATTCCCATTGCTTGCCACCGCGTGGACCTTCGTCGGATTGTTTAAATCCTTCGATGTACTGATTCCATGCAATAGAGCCACGTTCAAAACCATACTTAGCTGGATCACAACTACGATGATACCACGCATCTGCTCCACCTAAATCTTCTGGGCTCTTACCATGTGTTGGTTCTACACTTTCTGGCATCGGCAAATCTAAACGACCTTGTTCGTCATCGCCCCATGCCGCGTCTGTATCTTTTAATACATAACGGTTAGGACCTGCTTTGACAATTTCCAAACCTTCGGCACGACTTGGAGTAATTTGCCAAGCGTAACGCATTTTGCTGTGTGGTTTGTTTAAACGCTTTAGACCTAGTGTTGTACCTCTAACATCATAGATATGACCCATAGCACCTAGCGATTTACTATCAACTTGAGCACCAGCATCCATTAACTGTTTAATTTTAGCAACTAACGCTTCTGCTGGTCCTGTGGCTTCTGTTACACCATTCTTTTGACGCTCACGAGCTAATCTAGCATCATCACGCTTGCGTTGTTGCTCAGCACGTTTCTTATCGTACTCAGCACGTTCTTCTGGGGTCATTGCATTTAGCTGGGCACGTCTGCTATATCCTGCTCTAAAACCTGCACGGCCTGCTTCCGTCACACCCTGGTCAAATTCTTCCAATGCCATGTCAACAAAGTCGTCTAGTGCTTCCGAGTCCATAGTCTTAGAGAAGATACTCATCTGGTCGCCACTTAAGCCACATTCAACATGTTGTCCCTCTGCTCGTGCAAGTTTATTTAGAAGATGCATCACAGCAGTATATTCTTCTTGACTACTAACTTCAGTGTCAACACGACCTTTGTATCCACGTGGGATATGAGTTCTAGTACGCTCAAATTCAGCGTTAGAGTTTGCGGCACTTAACGCATAAGGAATAGCTTCTGCAATACCCACACCTCTTAAGTTACGAGTAGCGGCATTTAGTTGGCTTAGATTCACGCTACGAGTTGCATCTTTGTTCAGAATTAAGTCAACACTTAGAGGGCGACCATTTTTGTAAAAATGTAATTCGTTGCTAGTTGTTTTAAAGTTGTCTGCCCCGTAATGGCGTAATACCTTTACAGCATCATCCATTGATACAGTTTCTGGACCACCTTCTGCTACGCTAGCTTTTGGTGTTCTTGGCTTTGGAATAGGCAACACACCTGCGTCGCGGAATACTTGACGAGCTTGTTTGTGCTTTTCAGCAGTCTTGGCGCCGATATAAATTTCATCTGCCCCCATACCACGATCTTGGTAGTACAATACGCCAATACCATTGGAACGGTTTTCGTACACCATCCAGCTGTAGCCAATGCTATACGTAATTTGTCGACTACCGGACATCATACTATTTTGTTTAAGTTGTAGATAATCAACGGCACCATCTACACCTGATATATGTGCTTCGCTCTTACGTAATTCTGCACTATTGCCTACTGAACGGAATCCAGGTTCTGCTCTACGAACACGATACTGTTTTACAGTAGGATAATTCGTTTTCATGTACTCAATTGCTTCATCGAATGTATGATCAGTTTGCTCAGCTTGTTTTGTACCAGACACAGTACCTTGCCAATCTAATGGAGCTTCTGTTACACCTTGCTCTTTCTTTTTAGCAATAGCAATAGCCGCCTGTTGAGCAGGATTTGCGGCTTCGCTTACATTAGCACCTGTTAAGTAAACAGTCCACTTCTTACCACTGCTGGCAGATTTCTTTTCTGCCCAACGACGCATACCTTCTAAGTAAGCACGTTCTTCTTGGCTGTCTGCATAACCTTTGCCTGGGATAACTTTCCATGGCTTGCCGTTGATGGCAATTTGAATATTATTTGTTTCGTGACCTAATTCGTGTTGTAGTTCAGCACGTTTAAATGCTCTACGGTTACTGTCGTCAAACCCTGTTTGGCTTGCTTTTAAATCACGTGTGTACGCATCGTCATGTGCTTCTGTCACACGTTTCTTTTTAGGGTTAAACATTTCTGAAATAAACATAACTGAACCTTAGTATTATGGACGAGCAGAAGTGATTTCGTCAACTGTAACAGCGGCAATGTTTGCTACTGTAACTCCGTTGTTTTCAAGATGTTGCTCAAGAGTTTGACCTGTTGGGGCATCGCCAATTAAAGAAGGATATTCACCACTCGGTCTCCAACCTAACGCCGCTCTGCCAACTTTGACGCTAGCACGTAGTGGGTCTTTAATCCACATAGCAAGTAACTTGTCTGTGTCGTTAGTTTGTTTAATGATACTTAGTTCCTGATTAGCAACATCAAATTCATATTGAGCTGGGCCTGTAACTGCACCTCCTGCGATACAAGCATTCTCGTGGTCTTGTAGTGCAGATAAAACTTCGGGGGCAATACGA